TAAGAGCAAACTATACAACTGGCTTAAAATTTGCTAAATGGTTAGGATTAGAGGAAGAAGGATTAATGAAAAAATTTGGTTTTGATGGTTCAGATCAATATATGTATGCGAGGATATTCTAATGGGTTGGCAGATGGCAGTAGTTGGTGCAATAGGTGCTGCAACAGTATCACAACAAGGTAAGATTGGTAAATTTAATGAATCTGTTAATAATCGTAATGCAGAAGTTTTTGAACAAGAAGCAAAACAAATAGAAGAAAAAACTGAGTTTGACATTGCTAGATTTGATGAATCTTATCAAAAATTAAAAGGTCAAGTAGAAGTAAGTCTTGCTAAATCTGGTGTTGTTGCTGGACAAGATACAGGATATAGAATAGCCGCAGCTAACGCTAGAGAAAAATATATGCAAGAAAATATTATGAGATATAATTCTCAAGTTGCTCAATCTCAAAAAATTGAACAAGCAAATTTTGCAAGAATCAATGCTCAAATGGCAAGAGAACAAGCAAGACTTTCACAATATCAAACTATAGGTTCTTATGGATCAAGTTTGTTATCAATGGGTAATTTTGGTGGTGGTAAATCATACAGTAAAACATATACTGGATTTGGTCAAAGTGGATATGGTAGAGATCCTGGAGATATAATGTAATGCCAAAAATTCCTACATTTACAACTGAAGCAACAATTACAGAACAAGTTGGATCTGTTAAATCTAATATTCAAATGAGTTTAAATCAAACTATAGGAGCTACTTTAGCTCCACTTACTAAAGAACTTGTAGATTATAAGGTTAAGCAAAAAGATTTTGAAAATAAAACAGAAGCTCTAAGATTAGAAAATGATTTTATTAGAGATATGCAATCAGTTTATGATGAAGCTGGAAATTTACAAAATGAAGAACAAGCTCAATCTATTCTTAAAAATAAATCTAATACCTTAATTCAAAAATATTCTAATTTAGCAAGCAACAAAAACACACAAAACTTATTTAATAATTATGCTTTATCTGAAGTTCAAAAAGGAATTGCTAGAACAAGTACAGCGGTTCAAAATAATACTTTAATTGCATTAGATACTTTAGTTAACGATAAAAAATCAAGATTAATGATTACAGCTTTAGATACTAAAGGTGGATTTGATTATGATGTTTTAGGTCAAGATTTAGAAAATTTATATTCTACTCATTATAAAGGAAAAGTTTCTGATGCTATTTTAAATAGAATGATTTTAGGAATACCTAATGAAATTAAATTTTTAGAAGCAGAAAAAATGATTTCTAGTAATCCTAGGGAAGCATTAAAAATGTTAAAAGATGAAAAAAGTTTTGATGGATTAACATATGATTCAAGAAAAGATTTAATAGGTAAAGCTAAAAAAACTTTAGTACCTTTAATTGATGCACAATGGAAATCTCATGTTGAACAAATAAACGATGGTCAAGATGTAGAACCTTTTGATTTGGAATTAGTAGTAGAAGTTCTTCCAGAAGAAGTTGCAAATGCAATGATACAACAAGAAAGTATTTTTAGAGATACAGCAGATAATGTAAAAGTTATTCTTAGATCAAGTGAAAAAGAGGTAAATAAAGTTGCTAAAGGTTTTATTGATGAAGCAAAAGAAATGCATCTTTATGATAAAGCAAAAGATATTGAAAAATTTTACAATTCAATTGTAGCACAAAGAGAAGAAGATATAAAAAATGATCCTGTAGAATACACTATTAGAACTAATCCAGAAATTAAAAAATTAGTAGAAGAGTTAGATAATGAAAAAAATGATGAAAGATCTTCAGCTCTTTCTAAAGAACTTGCTGTTAAAATAATGGAAGCTCAAACTAATATTGGTGTTAAAAATCAAAAAGTAATGACAAATTCTGCTTCATCACAATTTATAAATAATTATAAACAGGCAGCTAAAGATAAAAATGTTGATTTGCAAGAAGCTATGCTTAGAAGTTTAACAACAAAATATGGAGAACTAGAAGATGAAGCATTAGCTCAATTAATGCTTGATGGATTACCACAAGGTGCAAAATTTGTAAGCGCTGGTTTTGCAACTCAAGAAGATAAAATGAAATTTTTAAGTCTTGATGATCCAGATGTTGTAACAGATTTAACAAAAAATTTAAAAGATATGGGTGATTCAGAAATAAGTTTTCAAAAAATGAGAACAGCTATTAGACAATCCTCAGAGTTTAAAAAAATGGAAAATATTATTAAAAGAAATGTTCCTTTTGATTCTAGTGATACTGTTCCAGAAGTTGAAGATATTGTTGAATATTTAGCGGCATATGGAGCTAATGAATTTTATAATGGTGATGTAAAAACTTTTGATGCTGCAGCAAAAAAAGCAACAGAAATGTTTATTAAAAATTTTGACATAGAAGATACATATTATTATCCAAAAAATTTTATAGATTCTACTACAGGTAAAAAAATAGTTCCTAGAAAAGTAGAAAGAAATAAAGAAATGATGGAAGTTATTAAAAATAATTATTTATCAAAACTTGATTTAACTTCTTTTAGTTCTAAAAAAGAAGGAATTACAAATGCACAGTTAACAGAAAAAATGCAATATAACATGAGAGAACATGGAGAGTGGAGAAACTCACCAGATGGAAAAGGTTTTGTTTTTGGTATTGTTTTAGCTGGAAATAGTTTTGGTATTGTTGAAGATAAAAATGGCAATCCATTATATTTTCCAGCAGACTATGACGGAGATACTGTTCCTGGATTTGATGTTGTTGTTGATTTAGATATTGAAGCTAAAAAAGAACAATCAAGAGGATACCTTGGTATTCAAGAAAAAATGAATGAAAAAGATTTTGCTCTTGGAAAAAGACCAAGCGAAGTTCCGGAAGAAGCATTTACAGATTTAATTAAATAATATGGCAAACTTTACATTTGGTTTAAACATAAATGAAACAGCACAAGAATCTGGTTATGATCAATATAAAACTTCATTTCGTGAAGTATTGGGTGCTACTTACGAAGAAACTATAAACTTTAACCCTGCATACAGATTATATAAAAGTTATCAAATTTCTGATGCTAAAAATCAATCAGAAGAAGCAGGTGTAGAACCAATTAAAAAAGAAGAATTAAATAAAGAATATGCAGACTTAGGTTTGTTTTTTGAAAATGATGAATATCAATCTGTTGTTGACATTATGGTTGATCAAAAAAAAGAAGAAAGAGAAAGACAAAGTATACTAGAACGTGGACCACAAGGATCATGGAATCCTTTTTCTGGTGGTTTTTATGTTGGTGCTGCAAAATTAGCAGTTGGTATTGGTGGTAGTTTTTTAGATCCTATAAACATAGGAGCTTCTTTTATTCCTGTATTTGGTCAAACTAGATTTGCACAATTAGTTGCAAGACCAGGAATGACACTTCCAAAAGCAAGAGCAATTAGAGGTGCTGTAGAAGGATCTTTTGGTGCAGCTGCAGTTGAACCTATTGTTTATAGTTCTGCAAAACAAGTACAAGCAGATTACGGAATAGTAGATAGTTTTATGAATATTGGTTTTGGTACTATTCTTGGAACTGGTCTTCATGTAGGCGCAGGTAAATTAAAGGATATTAGAACTGCTAGAAAATTTCAAGAACAATTAATTAAAAACAAAAAAGATTTAGATGCTGGTACTGGTGGAGAACCAGAGTTAAATTTATATAAACAATATTACCCAGAAAATAGTGAAATAATGATGAAGCTAGAAAAAACAGATCCTAGAACTAGAGAGCTATTATTAAAAAAAGCTATAGGTGATGTTGCTCAAGAAAATCCTGTAGATGTAACTGGTGTTGCTAATGCTGATGCAACTCTTAGATCTGGAAAATCAGAAGCTCCTACAACTAAAATTGAAGGTACAAAAAAAATAACTACTGATGAATTAGAATTACAAAACTTTAATAAAAAAGTTATTAATAAAGATTTTAAAGCATTAGAAGCAGATACTCCTATTATAGAACAAAGATTATTAGAGTTAAGAAATAAACAAACTGAAAGAGGTTTGGATTTAGAACTTCCTGTAAAACCAGGAGATCAAACAGTTCAATCAACAAAAGATGATTTAGATGCAGTAAAAACTAGAGAAAAAGATTTAATAGATACTGCTGCAGATTTTATTAATTGTATTAATGGTAGGTAATCATGTCTAAGAATGTATGTATAACAAGATTAAATAATTTATTACGAGATTCTTCTTTTACTAATGTAAAAAAAGAAGAGATCATGAATAGTGTTAAGCAAGCTATGGCGGAAAGAAGGCTTACTCGTATAGATAAAATAAACGTAGATGAAATAGCAAAAGATGCAGCATCAAAAATAAAAGCACAAAAAGTAATAGATAGAGCTAATGCTTTAAATGATGAAATTATTGCAAGAAAAGAAATAGAATTTATTTTAGATAACTACAAAGGTATTGAAGAAGAAGGATTATTAGCACTATTAGTTGGATCAAGTGAAATAAGAGCTGGTGCTAGAAACTCTGTAGCTAATTTACAAGATACTGTTCAAGCAAATTTAATTAATTCTTTTAAACAAAAACTTCGTAAAGAAGGTTTAGAAAAATTATTTACTAATGCTGATCTTAAAACACAAAAAAGAATAGTAGAAGTTATGGAAGATGCTGGAGCTGAACAAACTGATATAGAAAAAAGAGCAGGAACAAAACCACCCATAAGAGAAAAAAATCCAGAAATAAGAAAATTAGGAATATTATTAGAAGAACATTCTGAGTCTATAAGAATAATGTTAAATGATAGAGGAGCAAACATTCCTAAACTTTGGGGATGGGTTGTTAAACATAGTCATGATCAATTCAATGTTAGAAATGCTGCTGAAACTCTAGGAATAAAAATGGATGAAATAGATGCAGATGTAAACATGAAAGGTACAGATATAAATTATAATAAAAATTATAAAGCATGGAGAAATTTTGTAGAACCAAAATTAGATCAAAGAACTTTTGATACTGTAGATAATATAGATGAGTTTATGGTTGAAGTTTATAATTCTTTAGTTGGAAATAAAATACAAATAGCTGATGGTGTAAATGTTTTTGGTTCAAGAAATGTTGCAAAAGCATCTGGTGGTAAAAGGGTTTTACACTTTAGATCTGCAGCAGAATGGTTTACTTATCATGAAAAATTTGGAAATGGTAATCTTCAAGAAACATTTTTATCTGGTTTGATGACAGCAGGAAGAAATATTGGAATGATAGATAGATTAGGTACTAATCCTAAAAAGAATTTTGAAAGTATTAGAGAATCTATTTACAATAGTATGCAAGGCAGAAACAGAAATAAAGTTGCTAATTTTAATCAATTTCAAAAATACTGGAATGTAGTTGATGGATCTTTAAATACTGTAGAAAATTTTACTTTAGCTAAGTATGGAGCAATAGGAAGAATGATAGGAAACATATCAAAATTAGGTGGAGCTGCAATATCTGCTGCTACTGACTTAGGAATTTATGGTTCTGAAATGAAAGATCAAGGTGGTAAAACTTTATTAGGTGGTATTGCAGAAGCATTTAGCGCGCTATCAAGAATTAAAAATACAAAACAAAAGAAAGAAATAGCTGAAATGTTAGGTTTAATGCTTGATGGAACTATACATGATACTGCTGGAAGAAATCAAGTGGGAGATAATTTAAGTAGAAGATCAACAGAAATACAAAGAACATTTTTTAAATTTAACTTACTAACTTGGTGGACCAATACTTTAAAAGAAAATGCAATGTTAGGTATGGCTAACTATTATGCAAAACAAAAAAAAATACCTTATGACAAACTTAATAAACAATTAAAATTATTATTTGAAAAATATAATATCGATTCAAATAAATGGGATGTGATTAGAAAAACAGCAATGGAAACTGCTGATGATGGTATGGAATTTATTAATGTTGGTTTGTTAGATCAAATATCTGATGCAGACATTAAAAAAATTACAGGTATTAAAAATTTAAGTAAAAGAGAAATGCAAATAGAAAAACAAAAGTTTAAATATTCTGTATCTGGAATGATGTTAGACAGAACTTTATTTGCTGTAATTCAACCAGATGCTAGAGTTAAAGGAATAATGACACAAGGAACTTTAGCAGGTACTCCACTTGGAGAAGCTCTTAGATTTCTTGGTCAATTTAAAGGATTTCCTATTGCTATATATAATAAAGTAATAGGTAGAGATTTAGCTTATATGAGAGCTGGACCAAATCAAGATATAGGTAGAGGTGCAAAAGGTATAGCTGCAACTATAGTTACAACTGGTCTTTTAGGTTATGCATCAATGACAGCAAAAGATTTTTTAAAAGGAAGAGAACCAAGAGATCCTAGTAAATGGAATACTGTTATGGCAGCTTTATTACAAGGTGGTGGTTTAGGTTTGTATGGAGATGTTTTATTTAAAGAACAAAGAGATGGAGCAACAATTATTGCTGGTCTTGCTGGACCAGGAGCAACAACTGTAGCAGACGTATTGTTAGCAATTAATTATGGTATTCGTGGAGAAGGTGGTAATGCCGGTAAAGCAGCTTATAGAGCTGTAACTAGTAATATACCTTTCTTAAATTTATTTTATCTTAAGACAGCATATGATTATTTAATAGGTTTTAATATGATGGAAACTATGTCTCCAGGAGCGCTAAAAAGAGTGGAAAATAGAATGAAAAAAGATTATAACCAAGAATATTTATTGACTAAACCATCATCAATGTTTAAAGGATTTTAAATATGACAATATCTTCAACTACAGTAAAGAACTCATACGCAGGTAATGGTACTCTCGATACCTTTAACTACACCTTCAAGATATTTGCCAATACAGATTTACAAGTTATTATTAGGGATGCGACAGCTACTGAAACAG